AAGAAGAAAAGATTAGCTATCGGTGCTATTAGTGGAGCTGTTCTTGGAGGAGCTGGAGCTGGATATAAAGGTTACCAATACTCTAAGAGAGGTCAGGCTGGTGCTTAATCTTTCAAATAAAACAGTGAGGGCTTGAGATATAGCTCTCCTAAGTTAATATGAATATGAGGATAGACAAACGAATAACCAAAAAGATACTAGGATCCTCAAGAGATAGCTTTAATAGAGGGCTTGATGATTGGAATTACGTTAATCGGGGCTTTTTGGACTCTGAAGTGGATGATCTCAGTAATTATAAAAAGAGTGTACTGATTGATGATAAAATAAATTACGCTAAGGATAAGGTTTTAAAGAGAGGAGATAATTTAGGTCTTATTGCTCGACATGGAACTAATCTTGTAGCTGGAGGTGGTTTAGGTTATTTAGGTGGATTAGGTCTATCAAAAATAATACTGAAAAAGGATGTCCACAGAAAGTTCTACAAAGACAGGAATCCAAGAGCTACTGATAAAACTATAGAAAAAGATTACCAGAGAAGACTTAAGAGAATCAAAACAGCTGGGGCATTAACTGGTATAGCACTATCTCATATAATAGATCCTGGTAAGTATTTAGAGAAGCGAATTCAAGATCATGCATCAGATAGAGCTTTTGAATTAGGGGAAGACTATAGAAATAATTATCGATATTCTGGTAACTTTTACGGGCATTAGAAAATAGAAAAACAAAATGGGATTAGTATTTAAAACAAGATATTTCTCAGCTGCAGATAAGGCTAGAGGATTAGTAGGGACATTAACTGGATCTGTTGGAGGTACAGCAGGTGGAGCCCTAGGTTTGGGAGCAGGATACATTGGAGGTAGAATAGCGAGTAAGATGATACATGGATCTAAAGAAGAGTTCGTTGAAAATTACTTAGCTAAACACCCAATGGCAACAAGAGAAGAAGCTGCTAGAGTATATAGAGAAAAAAGAGGTTCCGCTAAGAAATGGGGTACGCTAATTGGAGGAGTAGGTGGAGCTATTGGAGGTTATAATTATGTCAAAGGATCTACAGTTAGAGGTCTAGGTGGCGGTAAAAAGAAGTAAAAAAAATAATGGGAATAGTTATAATTAAAAATAGACAAGACGCACAAGATTACCTAATAAATCAATTTGCGCCTACTGATTCTGATAATAGAGCTAGTAATGCATTGTTAGGAGCAGCCTTAGGAGGACTTGGAGGAGGTCTTTTAGGTACAGCAGTTAAGAAAAACGGTTTAGGTGCTGGTATTGGAG